ATGCCATTAATTCCTCCCGTTTGGTCTTGGTTTCATTCTAGCGAGTGTTAATCTGTTTTCATTCGCCATTTCCTGTTTTTCTATCGAAGTATCGGCTCTTAACTCTGCTAATTCTTCATTTTGGTCTAATTTATCGTCATGAATGTCTTGAGCCATCATAGCCTTCATTTTATCTAAGTTTAATCTTGCTTCTGCTTCTTTTTGCTTTTTCTCGTTGTCAATTGCTCTAATATCAAGCTCTCTAGCTCTTAATTTAGCAATTGGGTCATTATCAAACTGTGAAGTTATCGCTTTTTCCTCTTTTGCGAATTCTTCCATCATTTCTGCGACTAAAGTTGCTTTTCTAGCTTCAATTTTCTGTTGTAGCGCCATCATTTCGTTCTGAACTTGCATATTTTGCGGATTTTGTTGCATTATTTGCTGCATTTGCGCTAATTGCTTCATTTCATCGTTAAATTCTAGCTCAATTTGCTCTTGTGCCATCAAAGAAATGTGTTCTAGGCAGTTTTTTTCAATTGCAGCAGCTACCATAGGTGCATTTCTTACCATATTTGTTGCCATAAAATTTAAATGGGCTGTAATATGTGATTGATGATCCTGTCCAGGAAATGCTTGAAACTTATTTCCAGCCATTGCATCAATATGTTCTAATGCAGGGTCTTTTGGAGTCGGTTGAGGTGGTTTTTTCAATATTAAATCAATATCTTTAACACCTAAAGCTTCGTACATGTTTCTATAAACTTCATATTGATTATGAAGCTGTGGATTTGATGTTGCCAATTGCAGCTCCGTTTGTGCGAGGGATATTCTTTGAGTCTGAGAGAAAATATTTGGATCTGCAACTGGCAATATATCTACTCTGTCGTCGAAGTCAGTTTGCTTGATTTGTCTTTGACCACCAACAACATCATAAGGATAGATCGGAGGTAGATATAATTTGAAAACTCTTGCCAATAAATTAAATTCTCTTTTCATTGCAGCATACAATCTCTTGTGGATTGCCGACATTGTTCTAGATCCTCTTTCCAACATAGCGACTGTCGTGCCCACTGCTGCTTGTTGGTTCCCGTCTCCTACTTGCAGGTCCGCAATGGATGCGAATCGTTGTCCTGCAGATACCACGACACCCATAAGTTGTAATAAAGTTTGTGACGGTTCTTTAAAAGGTAATGGCATGAAAGCATCTCTTAGATTTCCACCTGGTGCATCTACATCTCTAAATTCACCTGGTTGAAGAGCTTGTGCTTCATCTCTCATTTTTATGCCACGCATTTTAAAGCCTGCAGGTAAATTAGACAAGGTACCTGCATCTAGCATTGATCTCAATGCTGCTGTCGCTGTTCTAGATAGTCCACCAATCATATGTATTAAACCAAAACCATAAAAACCAAGTCCTGGTAAAAATTTAAAGTGAACAAAATATTGGATCTTCTTTTTTAAAGGATCACCTACTTCATAGTTTCTTCTAATAGATAAAACTTTTCTTGTACCATCTTCAACAGTTACAAGATAAGGAAGTTTTATTCCTGTAGGTTCTCCAGTTTCATCTTTATCTTCAAAACCATCTAAATCTAAATTAACATGACATTCTAATAATGTATAAACCCTATCATCTCTTCCTTTAGAAGCTCCTTCTAGGGCTCGTTCTTTTTTATCAACGTCTGTTTCATTTAAGAAAGATGGACTCAATTCTAAGTCTCTATAGAATCCTCCCACCTGTTGTTTTCTTAATTCATTTTCAGACATTTTAACAACATGAATGATCGATTCCGCATCATCTAATGAGGTAGCTGTATACGGAACCACTAAATCATCCGCAGGAACAAATTTTGAAACTGCTCTCTGCATTATGTCATCATAATAAACTTTTTTAAATGCAGAACCTGCTAATGGTAAATAAAATAACATTTGATCAAATTCTGCTTCGTACTCATTCATTTGATCCATGATTTGATAATTCATAAATTGTTTAACTCTCAACGCCTGAGCTTCTTTATCTGGATTAGGCATTCCTAATATTTGAGTTCTAACTGGACCTTCTGCAGGAAGTAATTCTTTGTAAGCTAATGATTGAAATTGAGTTACCGCTTCAGCTAACACTGGGTGTGTTGCACCTGAAGCTCCTTTAAAAGGTTCTGTTGGTTCTTCATAAGTAAAACCTAAAAGATCTAAACCTTTAACATAAGAATGCTCCCATTCTTTTCTTGAAGTTTTATAATCTGTAAAATCTTGGTAAAGTTTAGAACCTAATGGATCTAAAATATTATCGGGAAGTAATTCTGCTAAATTGGCAAAGTGCCCAGCATCTTGTCCAGGATTCACAGCATTGGGATCAAAATTTATATCAATGCTACCATCCTCATTTTCAATTTGTTCAACAGGTTGACCAGCTTCTTGCTGCTCAATAAGTTTTTCCTGTTCCGCTAATTCTACGTCTTCTTGACTAGGTACGTTTATTGTTTGCTTTACGTTCGGTAAAGCTTTGTCTATTTCTGCCATTTATTTTCTCCGATACTACTACTTTAGCAGTATTATATTTAATATTCAACCCCTGTGGTGTTGGGCCTGATTTTGGTGGGGTTGTGGTTGTTAATTTCCTGGTCACGATGCACCTGGTCCATAGCTCATATAATCACTCCACCCTATTGGACCATTCATATATTCATATAAAGTAATTACACCTTTATTATCATAACCCGCCTCAAAAAAATTGTTTCTCATCCACGCTTGACTAGGTGTATCTCCCTCTGCAAGACCCACTCTACCACCTTTAGCTAATAGATAAGCTGGATAGTCTTCTCGTTTCTCTCCTTGTATTTCTAATAAATCTTTTACTGGAAGTGAGTCATCTTTTTCAAGAGCCCTTGTGTGTACTTCTCCTGATTGACCAAACAATGGCATAATAGCTTTATTGAATTGTTCTTTAGAAATAATTCCTGCTTTTAAACCATCATCTAAATGTTCACTAACCATATTAAGCCAACTTCTATGCCCCATTCCACCTCTGACATTTTTTAAAAGATTTAAAACTTGTTCCCATTTAATTTTTTTAATTTCTTCTGAAGGTTTAGCTTTTGGAAGTACGATGTTTCCTTTGTCATAACCTACCCTGCCGCCTGATGCTAGTTGCTGGGCGTATTTACCATAGACACGGCCACCTTCTGCTTTTTTAACAACGGGTTCTAGAAGATCTACTACTTCATCAATTGTACTTGTCCAAGGTTTATGTATTACTTTATCTGCTGCTTTTGTGGATTTACTAGAAGCATTTATTACTTCATCCATGTGCTTTATCCAACCTGGATCGTTTTCATAAACTACATAATTTTTGGAATGTTCTTTTATATTTTGTCTCATTGATTGTTTTTTAAAAGTATCTGCCCATTTTTTAAGACCAGGATATTTCTCACCTTGTTTTACTGCATCATCTAATACATCCGTACCCTCATCAACAATACCTGTTATTTTTCCTTTGAATCCTGATTTTTTTAATTCTTTAATAACGGATTTAGCATCTCCAGGATTTATACTAAGATAATCTTTGCCTGTTTTCGCAGGTTTAGTGGCTGATTTATTTTTCATAAGACCATGTAAAACTTTTTTAACTTTAGGAGTTAAAGCTGATATATCAAAAAAGGCGTGTCCACTGTCCCCATAATCAACATCAGAATTAAAAAGTCTGGTTCTTAATTTTACTGTAAAGTCAACTGCAGGTTTTGTAAATTTAACAAACTTACCGAGAACTGGCACAGTAGCTAAACTTCCCATAATTTTTAAGAAAGTTCTTCTATCCATACCGCCCTTATTAAAACCTACACGTCCACCTTCACTGAACATCATGCCAAGATACGGAGCTAGTGCATCATATAAATCAGAAGCATAAAAAGCTCCAGTAGATCCTTTTCCCCATGGGCCCATTCCTTGCCAATAGTTTCTAAGTATATCTTGAAATGATCCACCCTCATTAAAACCTACTCTGCCGCCAGCAGCGTTGGGTTTTCTAAAATAATGTCCTGTCCAATCTTCTAAAGTTTCACCAGGTCTTAAATAAGTGTCTGGGTATTGTTCCATTTCTGTGGATGCATCAGCAACTTTTGTACCTGCAAAGGTTCTAGCGTTTTGAAGTTTTAAGGATAACTCTAATAACTGATTAAAGTTTGCGCCTGGTTCATCTAAATTTCTTGCCATAATCTACCAATAATATTTATACTTTTTAGGAGGTATTTTCTCGTCCTTATAATCTTCAGGATGCGGAATCAATCCCCCCTGTCTAAATCGCATAACAGCTTGTGTCATACTATCAACTAAGTCATCGTGATCACCATAGGGAAACGCTGCACATTCTTCAATTACTTCCTGTGCAAAATTTTTATTAGTGGGCGCCCATATCGTTCCACTCTCAAATAGTGGTGCGACCGAGTTAACACGAGTATGTTTATCATTTCCTTTGCTCGGCGTAAAGTTAATTACTGGTATTCCCATGTTCCTCAACTCATACGTCAAAGGCAGTCCTGAAGCCTTAGCCTCTACTAAAACAGTTTCTGGTTGCCAGTATTTATAAGATTCTAGAGCCTTCCTTCTTAATTCTGGAAACTCGTATCTACCCTTTAAGGCATCTACTAAAATTAGATTAGCGGGCTTGTCTTCATTCTCACGAAACACTCCCCAAGTGGTAATGGCGGAGTAATCCGCAGTTTCTTTTTTCATGAATGCAGTATCATAAGATTGTATGACGTGTTCTAGTTTTGGAAGTTTATCTGCTGTCCATTTCTTCCACCACTCTCGTTTTATAATGGCTCCTTCCTCTGACGTCGGGTTCTGCATCCACTGTGCATTCCATTTACCAATAGATAATGATGCTTTTACAGTTTCTAGTTCCTTGACATTCCAATACTGTGGCCAGACAGGATTACCTGATGGCATGATAGCTGGAAATTCTATTAGATCCCATTGATCTGCTTTAGCTTCCTTTTGATGCTCTAATAACATTCCTGTTAAATCTTTTGTGTTCCACCTCGTCATTACACAAACAATAGAACCACCTGGCTGCAAACGTTGACGTGGACCTGAAGTATACCATTCATAAGCTCTCTCAAGTGCAGTCATGTTGAGGGCATCTTGCTCTGAGTGAGGATCATCGATGATAAGTAAATCAGCACCACGACCCGTTATTGC